CCGTCAGCATCGCAGGATTTCCAGGAAGTCAGAGGACGTTGAGCTCGAGCCGTCGCTACGTCGCACCCAGCTAACTAGCAATGCGCGTGATCTGGTGCGGAACTTCCCGGCTGCGCTATGGTCAGTGCGTTTACACTGCGATAACGTCAGCAATCTTACTTTTCATAGCAGAACCGGTGACACCGGCTTGGACAGTGACATAGACCAGCTATATGCTTGGTTCTGCAGACCGCAGAATTGCGACATAGCGGCACGGCATTCCTTCCCTGAATTAATCCGCCTGATGGAAGAGGGAGCCGTGGTTATCGGCGACCACGCTGTACTATTGACGCGCGGTTGGAAGCTGCAAGGCATCGAGGGCGACCGCATCTGTAGCATTGCTCCCGGCGTGCCCGACTCCACTGCTTGGCCAGAAACCGGTAAGTTCTTCAACGGAGTTAAATGCGATAAGAATGGAAGACCTATCTCCTACTCTGTGTGCCGCCGCTTATATGATTCCTTCACGTTTGAGCGTGAGATACCGGCAGCCGCGCTGGTCATGCACATGTACACGCAGCCGGGACGCATCGACCAATGGCGTGGGATTACGCCCCTGGCACCGTCTGTCAACAGCTTTACTGATGCGTATGAAATGGCTTTTTATGCTATTCAGAAGTGTAAACAAGCAGCATCCTATGGATTTGTGATAAAGAGTGAGGAGTTTGAGAACGAAGACAAATACGACCGCGATTACTCCATTGACCTCTCTAGAGGGCCATTCCAGAAGTTGCTGTCTCCCGAAGAGTCCATGGAGTGGATGCGTGCGGAATGGCCAGCGATGGAGTTCCAAAAGTTCTATCGCGAAATAGTTGGTCTCTCTCTCAAATCGTTAATGCAGCCGTCGCTGTTTTTCCTGGACGGCGAAGCCAATATGAGCGAGCAGAGAGCGAAAGTTGCCCAATGGATGGTGTTCATTGAGACTCGCCGCGATGTTCTACGGACTGCGATCAATCGAATATGGGCTTGGCGTCTCTCTGGTTTCATCCAAGAAGGGCAGCTAAAGCTCCCACGAACAAAGAAGACAATCGACGACCTGAAATGGGAGTGGGTTGCACCAGGGGCAACCAGCTTGAATCCTGTTGATGATGCTAAGACGGCCTGTATGGAATTGGCCGCAGGGATCACATCGCCACAGCGAGTCTGTAAAGCCAGAGGTGACGATGCGGCGGAGATTCTCCGCGAAATAAGTCAGTGGGACAAGATGCGAATTGCGGAAGGCGTAGCCGAGCCAATGTACGGCGTGGTTGGGAAGGCGATAGTCGCTCCTGATACAGAAGACGATGTACAAAGTTCATCAGCTACGCAAAGTTCCAACGGAGGTAATCAATAATGGGTTTCACGCACAATAGTACATTGGCCAAGAATGAGCCGAAATGGTCGGCTGTAGATAAGCCGAAGCTCCCAAACGTAGCGTTCGCCGACGAAAAAGACCGCTCTTATCCGCATCACTGGGTTGATGGTGGTGGTAGTCCCGATAGCAAAGGCCGAGATACGACCGGCACAATGTATCTGCATAAAGAGGGTCTGAATGCCGCCTACTCTGCCGCTATGGGTGGACATACCGGCAAGAAGGCCGATGCGGCTATTATTGCTCATCTTGAAGCACACCGCAAAGCCCTCGGTCTCGACAAGAAGCAGTCGGCTGGTAAGCTCTCCATCCCTGTCGCTGCTTGCCGCCTGATGGCCGATGTCAGCATTGATGATAACGGCGAGGGCGCGAAGACGGCACCCATTAAGATTCTCGCTCGTTCTGGCGAGCCCGTTAGCCATCCCGACCTTGAATACCCCATTCTTCACGATTTCGACACGATGCAGACGCCGACGAAGGGCAGAGTTCCCGTGGATTGGTGTCATGACCCGGCAATTCCTGCCTTCGGTTTCTGCAACAAGTTCGACACAGGCGACGGCCAGCTTCTCGCCTCGGGTGCCTTGGTTTCGACCGACCCGCACGACTTCGCAGCGTCGCTGATGAATAAATCCCGCGAAGGCGTCCCATTCCAAGCGTCTATCGACTGGCGGGGTGGGAATCCAGAAATCCTGATGCTGGCCGAGGGACAGACAGCCAACTTCAACGGGAAGGAGCGGCAAGGGCCCATGTATATCGCCCGAAACTGGCCGCTATCGGGAATAGCATTGTGCAATCACGGCGTCGATGAGAATACTTCTGCCCAGTTCGCGGCTGGTAATACCATCGAATTGACAGTAAAGCCATATATCACCGAGCAAAACTCGGTCAGTGGAGGAAAAGTAATGAGCACAGCAGTAGAGACCGTTGAAACCGTCGCAAAAGACGCTGTCGAAGCAGTTGTAGAAGTGGCCGAGAAGGCTGTGGAGACTGTGGAGACTGTGGCGAAAGAAGCTGTAGAAGTGGCCGAGAAGGCTGCGGAGGCCGTGGTCGATAAGGTCGAGTCTGTTGTTTCCAATAAAGGTCAGGCTAGTGGTGCGGATGACGCGATTGTTGACCTGCCGTCTGTCGAAGCACCAACAACGACGGAGGCCGTAAAGGCTGTCGAAGTCGGGAAAGCACAGACTCTGTCCGTTGCGGACGGGGCCAAGTTCCTGGCTGCCTTCGGTGATAAAGGTGGCGTGTGGTTCGCCAAGGGCTATTCATTCGAGCAAGCCCAAGCCGAACACATGCAGCAATTATCGCAGGAGAATGCCGACCTAAAGGCAAGACTACTCGCCACTAGTGGTGTCGAGCCGGTCTCCTTCAGCGTGTCCGACACGAAGGCAACACCTGCCCCAGTATCGGAGACAACGAAGCAGCTTACGCGCGCCGGTGTTAGTGGCAACGTGGCTGCTCTCATGCAAGCAATCAAAATCGTAAGGGATAAATGATAATGGCCACTTGGAAAACTACGGCAGACGTCTTGATGACGAATCTGCAAATCGACCAAGCCGGACCTATCGACGTAAGCAACCTGTTGGACGCTTCTCCGACAGTCGGTGCTTTGTTCGCGCGGTCTCGGCAAGGCCAGCAATTCCGCTGGACCCAGAAAACCGGTGCACCGACTGTCGGCTTCCGAGCCGCGAATGTCGGCATTCAACAGTCGAATGCGGTACGCCGGTCAATCTTGTGCCAATCCTCATACCTGGATTGCAGCACGAAAGTGGACACCTCGGTCGCCGATTCCGACGAACTCGGTGCCACTCACACCATCAGCATGGACATTGAAGACCACCTCACGGCTGGCTTCTTCCACGCTGAACAACAGATATACCAAGGAACCGGCTCTGATGCTGGTGGATTCCCTGGCTTTGCCCAGACTGTTGACGACACCACACACCCGATGTGCTTGAGCGCTGGTGGTAGTGGTGGCAACTTGTCCTCGGTGTGGTTCATCCGAACCGGCGACGAGAAGCACGTCGGCCTGATATGGGGCGGAAATGGTGAGATCAAGTTCGGTCAAACCATCGTGCAGGCCATCTATGACGGTGAGGGCGGCTACTACAACGCCTACTGCACCTCGGTTGAGGCATGGGTCGGTTTGCAGATTCCGAGTCTCTACGACTTGGGTCGTCTGGCGAACGTCGATGACAACGTCTACAGCCTAACCGACAAAATGATTAACAAGTGCGTCCAGGACTTGTTCCCGGCAGGACGCAAGCCAAATCTCGTGGCGATGAGCCGCAGAAGCCTCGGACAGCTCCAGAACAGCCGTACTCCCGTCATGTTCACCGCTGGCGGTCAGTACGACGTGGTTGGTCCAGTGCCTACCACGGTTTGCGGTGGTATTCCCATCATTGTGACGGATGCCATCACGAACACCGAGAGTACACTAGCGGTAACCGCCTGATAGATAAACCCTCTAGAACCATCTCCTTGGTCGGGTTGGTTGAGAGCAGTGTAAGCCGGGAAGTCACCCTCCCGGCTTACATTGTATTCGGATTCAAAGTTATCGTGGGTCAGATTTCTCAACCATAGGAGCTATTAATGTCCACAACTCTTCAATTCCTCGACAATGTTGCTACGTGCTTGAAGGCGTATGTCGAGAATGGCAACACCGCTGCCGGTTATCTGCCGACGAAGATCACAACAGAAGACAAGGTCTATATTGACGTTCTTCCTGGTCCATCACATAGCGAAGAGGGGCGTTCATTTCCAGCTACGTTGCTCGCAGACAGTACCACTCGTATTCTGGTGCGAAAGCGGCTGGCGAAGGACGCAACGCTAGCTGATATGGATAAGCCAATGGATGTAGTCAACCAGATCGAGGATTTTGCACTCGGCGTTGAATGGTCTGGTTCTCGCTGCATGTCCGTGGACGTGATTCCTCCCGACGAAAAGGACTTGGCGAAGGGGCTGTTCTCCGCTGTCGTAGTCGTCAATCTCCGCACCAACGGCAAGTAGAGGTCGCTATGAGCCTATTCGAGGACCAGCAGTATCAATCGGAATTGACCACCATCAAGCTATACGGAGTTGACGTGGTCTATCGTCGTGGTGAGTTGGCAATCCCGTGGCGGGCGATTCCTTCTGCCAACTCTTATCCAATGATAAATGCTGATGGCAGCTTGACCACGTGGGAAGCGGAGGACTTCGTCGGCGACTCCGAAGGGCTCCTAGATGAGGATGAGCCAACGGCTGGCCAACTAGAACCGGAACGCGGCGACAGGATTTGGAAGCAAGTCAGAGGAACCATATTCGTCTATGAAGTTCAGCCGATTCCTGGCTCACAATGCTACAAGTATAGCGGACCTGATAGGCGAATAATCCGTATCCACTCCAAACTAATAGAAGAGTAATTATGCCTAGCCCATCCCCATCGCCAAGTCCTTCTCCGCCCATTTATGACCCGCTCGTGTCACATGCGGAAGCATTGGCTTCTTTGTTGCAAGCGGCGTTTCCGACCGTTACCATCGGCGGCACCTCTTATGCCACATCAATTACGTGGACAGACCTGATTGAGATTACAGAGAACGACGACAGATTGAAGGCACCACTGATATGGATTGTGGACGTGTCGGAAACTCTCGGGAAACATACGACCGACGTGCCGTGGGATGAGCGGGAGCTGCTAATAATCACACAGATGAAGATTCCTAGCGCCGACCTATCTGCCGAGACGGCACAAGTCCTATCTTCTCTCTCCTCACAGATAGCACGGTATGTGTTGCCGACGCTGGACGACGAACCGCTCTATGTGAATGATATGGTCTGCATCACGGCTAAGCGGACTGCGAAGAACCTACAAGACTATGCACAGATGAAGTATTACTCTGAGATACTACTGACATTTCGCGGATGATGGGCGATTTCAAGATGGAGATGAGCTCTGATAAGAATATCCAGCTTCTCTTCATAGACCTACCTAGAGCCGTCCAAAACAAGATCATAAAGCCGCTCCTTAAGGAAGGCGGCGCAATGATAGCGGTAGAGGAAAAGCAGGAGGCACCAGCAAATACTGGCTTGCTGCGGACTGCAATCGGTGCCTCTTCTATTCGCAAGTATCCCTCCTCCTTCTTCGTGGCTGTCGGCGTTAGGCAAGGATTTCGTCGTGCTATCCAAACCTCCTCCTCGGGAAAGACCCGCTATTTAGGTAAGCAGAAGACGGAGTTCTATCCAGAAGCACCGGTGCAAGACCCAACAAAATATCTGGGAATAGTCTCAGGCGGGAGGAAGGCTATTAGCGTTCTTAACAAGAAGGTTCTATATGACGTTCGCAGCGGTCAATTCTTCGGCACGCAAGTTAAGGAGCAGGATGCTAATCCGTTCATCCAACGGGCGTTTGATGAGGTTAAGGATACCGTAGCCGAGACTCTCACTGCTCAGGCCGAGACTCAGATTCTGGCCGAGGCAAAAGCAATTCTGCAATAGCTATTCCCGTTCAAACTTACCGCAGACGATTTAGTCCTCATTACTGCGGAGAAAGCAAATGTCTGCACCGACAACACGTCTTTTCAATGGTTCGACGCTCACTTTCGGTACTGCCATAGCCAGGCTGGTAGGGATGCACTACAAGAAAAATGGCCAGAAGATCGATGTTACCGAGCCATCCGAC